ATCTTCTTCATCATCGTCGCTTTCTTTTTCTATATTATTACTACCTTGTTCGCTAATAGATGATTGTGGTGATGGGGAAACAGATTGTGATGGGGAAACAGATTTAGGTTGCTGTGGAGAAACAGATTGTGGTGCAGAAACGGATTGTGGTGGAGAAAGGGATTGTGGTGCAGAAACGGATTGTGGTGGAGAAAGGGATTGTGGTGCAGAAAGGGACTTTTGTGTAGAAATGGATTGTGGTGGAGAAAGGGACTTTTGTGTAGAAATGGATTGGGATTTTTGTGAAGAAACTTCTAAATCACCAAGATTTATATTATCCAAATTTAATTCACCTAGTGATGAATTATCGGAACTTTTAGTTGATGAATTATCTGAATTAAATGTTGATAAAATTTGGGTATCTTTTTGAATACTCATAGTTAATATATTATGAGATTAATCTATATTCTTCTAGAGTTTTATTTATTTGTTTTAATATTTTTTTTTTTTCAATATTATATGGACGAATCATTTTCAAACATTCATCAATAGTCAGCCATTTCATATCACTAACTTCTGTAATTTGAAAATTTTTATCATTAATATTTCCTAAAAAATTAGCAAGATAATATCTATGTTTATAAATTTTATAATTTGAACCCATAAATATTTCTTCAAGTGGTGATAAATTTGAGATAATATCTATGTTATCTCTACTATAACCTGTTTCTTCTTGAAACTCTCTAAAGGCACACTTTATATCAATCTCTTTATAATTTTTACGACCTTTTGGAAATCCCCATTCGGGTGTCTCCCATCGTGTAGTGCTATTCTTAATTAAACTTTGTAAATTATAATCACCTATTTTAGTATTTTTTATTCCTCTTTTTATTTGTTCAAATTTATCTTTTGCAAATTTATCTTCAACTCTAAATTGTAGACCCTTATACTCTCCCCATAGATATATCCATATATCATTAAAGGATTTAGTTAGTAATAATTCTTTTTCTTTAATTGACATCTCATCTATTAAATGCTGTATATATTCTTTATCATACAAGGTGTATTTTCCTCTTACGAATTCTATAAATCCTAAACTATCTTTTCTACAAATCATTAAATATTTTATCTCTTGTTTTGAATTTTTAATAAATGCTATAATACCTATACTTAATATAGGAAAATCACAATTATTAAAAGAATGGCCTAAATTATTACAATTATTACAATAATTATTATTAATATCTTTTTTTCTTATTTCCATAGCTATTATGTAATATTTCTTTAGTTTTAATATTATTTCATATATAATGCATCTAAATAGCGAAGTGTGGGTCCCCCATTTACAATTTTTATTACAAACAATATCCGTAATGTATCCTATTAATCCAAACGATGTCTGTAAGAAAAAATACTATGATATGATAAATAATCTTCCAGTTTTTTTTCCTCAAAAACCTATTGGTAAATATTTTACTAAGCTTCTAGATCAATATCCATTATCTCCTTATTTAAAGTCACGCGAATCATTTATGAGATGGGTTCATTTTATTAATAATAAAATAAATATTTTTATGAATAAAGAACAAGAAACATTTTATGATAGTTTAGAAAACTATTATAGGGAATATAAACCAAAGGAAATTATTAAACTAGAAAATAGCAGAAAGAAAAAAAAATACATTGAAATAAGTATAATTATTGCTGTTATAGCATTTATAGTTTATTTATTAAAAAAAGAATAATATATATTTACTCTATAGAATGAAAATAGAACTCATTGTAATTGGTATTACAAGTTTTTTAGTTATAAATACATATTATGATGGTAAATATACAAAGATGTTTCAAATAAATAAAAAATATTTACAGATGGCAATGTATGGTTTTGTAGGATTATCTCTTTATTTATTTATAAAAAAAAACCCAAAGGGTGCAGGGGGGATGTTAAGCAATGCTAATAATATTATAAAATATATGCCAATTGATAAAAATACAAGTGATATGTTAACTCCTATATTTGATTTTACATCAGCTAACAGAAACATGCAATCTCTCTACAATACTCAAAATTACCAGACAAATATTACACCACAAACAAAAAGAATGTTAAACTCTGGAATGAATACTACAAAGAGATGTGTTAGTGAAACAAAAAAAAAATATGTTGCTGCCCAACAAAATTGGACATGTAAAAAATGTAATGAACAACTTAAAGCAACATTTGAAGTTGATCATGTTATTGAACTTAGATATGGTGGAACAAATCATATTAGTAATTTAGAAGCACTATGTGTTGAATGTCATAAAAATAAAACAATGCAGTCAAATTTATAATATGAATTTAATATAGTATAATATGTCGATAGCTAAGATAATACTAGTTATACTTTATATTATGTTTTCAGCACTGGCTTTATTTTATATAAATTATTATAAATCTTATATACAGCCAATACATAAAACTTTAATAATTTTTACTAGTTTTTTTATTTTTTTAATTTATACATTTTTTATAAGTTATCTAGTAATAAATGATAAAAATAGAAATTGGTATTCATATATAACCTATTTTATAAGTGGTGGTTTTTTACTTGTTTTTACACTTGCTATAAGTCATATTTTTAATTATTATAATAATTACAATAGACATTATTTATACTCATTATTAAAAAGTGTGGGAATTTTAATATTGGGAATATCTTTAATTTTTGGAATTATTTGGTTATCTAGTATCAGTAGGCTTTTAGCTATTATATTTTCTATTTTAATGATATTAATTTGTATATCAGCTGTTGGATATGTAATATATAATAATTTTAAAGAGAGATTTGAAAATATTGATAAGAATTTTTTAAATAAAATATTAATTGCAATATTTACATCAAAAATTTATAGTAAATCTAAATATGCTATTAATTATTTTATTGATTCTATAAAAACGACACGAATAGAAATTTTAATAATTTTATTAGTTCAAATAATTATATTAGCATTTTATCTTTTACTACCATCAATAAAAAGTTTAATATTTAATGATATAACTAGTAAAAAAATAAAAGATATGAAAAAACAAAAAAAAATAAAATTTAAAACAATGTATGATAGTATTGAAAATATTAAAAAAATAAACAAAGAAAAGAAGAAATATTTAGGTATATCTGATTATATATGGGAAGAAATTTTGAATTCACCTGATGAAAATACAGAAGAAAATATTAAAAACATATTAATTAAAAATAGTTTTAATGAAAGTAATATAGATGCGGCTACTAGTTATATAAAGGCAAATATACAACCAATTAGAGAAAATATTTCTAAAATAAAACAGATATGGGGAGAGATTAAATTATTAGAAATTAAAGAACAAACACAAGATGATTTAATAAAAGAAATACTAAAACAGCCTGTTTATACAAATATTAGAAGAACATATTCCATGGAAAATATTGATTTAGGGGAAAATAATTATAATTATTCTATATCATCTTGGTTTTTTATACACAATTCCCCACCTAATGCAAAAGTTACTAGTAGTGAAGATATTAGTATTTTAAATTATAATAATAAACCTAATATATTGTTTAATACAAATAGAAATAAATTAACAATAAAGTACAAAAGAATTGACCCAGAGAAAACAAATGAATTATCCGAGCAAGATATTGAAGTTTATACAAGTGAAAAAATAAAGTTACAAAAATGGAATAATCTTATATTAAATTATAATTCAGGAACTTTAGATATATTTATAAATGGCAAATTAGTTCATACAGAAGAAAAAATATTTTCAAAACAGAATAATGGAACTATAACAATTGGCACGGACGATGGTGTAGATGGTGGTATTTGTAATATTATATATTTTCCAACTACTTTGAATATAAATGAAATTAGAACATTTTATTATTTTTTAAAACATAAATCACCTCCTATAATTTAGATAAATTTCTTAGTGTATATTATATTATGAAATTTAAAGATTTAGTTTTGGGATTAATTATTTTACTAATATTATACCTTATATATATTTGGTTTTTAACCGATAGTACAAAGGTATATCTCATATCGTCTATTATAAATGCAAAAACACCTGCTCCTCCTACCATTAGTGCATCTGAATTACCCAAACGTTTAACAAATGATTTTACATATTCATTTTGGACTTACATTGATTCGTGGGAAACAGATGTAACTAAAAATAAAATTATATTAAGGCGTCCCCACGATGACTCAGGAGATAAAGATGGAATTAAAATTTATTTTACTAAATTTGTAAATGATTTACAAATTGATTTAGCACAGATTAACCCAGAAAATGGAGGATATGAAGAAAATAAATCATGTAGTGTCAAAAATATACCTCTCCAAAAATGGGTAAATGTTATTGTTTCTTTAAATAATAGAGCCTGTGATGTATATCTTGATGGTAAATTAGTTAATACTTGTGTATATAATGGTGTTATCAGTGAAGCTGGTAAAACCGGTAGTTCATCTATATATATCGGAAGTGGAAATGAAAATAAAAATGAAGATGTCGGTGGGTTTGAAGGGTCAATGTCTAATTTACTATATTTTGCTAGAGCAATTAATCCCAGAGAAGCTTACAGTATTTATAAACAAGGACCTGGTGGAGGCAGTTCAATATTAAATCTAATTAATAAATATAAACTTAAATTTGCTTTCATGTCAAACGGAAAAGAAATTAACAGTATTTCAATATAAATAATATATTATTGATTAAATGTAAAATAATATATTATATTATATAGAGTAATGAATAGTGTAGCACAAAGTGTAAATAATTTAGAAGATAATTTTAGGAACATTAAATATTCTAGAGCCGGGAATATATTAGATAATATTTATAGAGGAGATGGATTATGGTCTAAGGTTGTGTTTTTTATATTCGTACTTATATTTTTTATATTAACACTACGGGGTGCTATGAGAATGCTAACGTGGTTTTTTTCTCCAAGTGAAGACCCCATATTAGTTAATGGCTTAAAAGATGCTAGCAAACCTCTTTTGATAAATGTTGACCCTTCAAATAAAGGTTCAATGCCTATAATACGTTCAATAAACGAGGGTGGTGGGTTAGAATTTACATGGTCTGTTTGGGTTAATATTAAACGATTAGAAATGACGAGTGGAAGTGATTCTACAATGGGTGATCATTATCATATTTTTAATAAAGGTAATCTCCCAAAAGATTATAATCAAGCTGATAATAGAAGCTTGGCCAATATTCAAGATGCACCTGGGTTATATTTACATAAAACTACAAATAAACTCAAAATTAATATGAAAGTATATGATAAAAATACAGGATCTGAAATGGTTGAAAGTATATATGTTGATAAAATCCCATTAAATAAATGGGTAAATATAGGTATTCGTGTGCAAGGTAAAAATTTAGATGTATTTATTAATGGTGAAATTAAAACAAGACATAAATTAAAAGGCGTTGCAAAACAAAATTATGGACCAGTATATGTAAATATGAATGGTGGTTTTAATGGTGAATTATCGGAATTAAGATACTTTAATAGAGCTATCACGGGAATAGAATTTATAAATATCGCTAAAAAGGGTCCAAATATGAGAGACTATAGTAAATATGGTTTACCATCGCCTCCATACTTTTCACAGAGATGGTTCTTATCCAGATTTGACTTTAATAGTGAAGCCAATGTTTATAGTAGTCAAAGATGAGGTTAAAGTATAAATTAATAAAAATTATTAAATTATACTCTTAAATTAGGATTAATGCAAAGTTTCTTTGTAGGAAATATATTTTTTGAAATACATTCATCTGGACTATTAATTTTAATACAAGAACGGTATCCCCTATCACTACCTATGTAACAATATCCTGGTTTTTTATTTTCTTGTATTTTATTGTCTTCTGTATTTTCTTTATAATCTTTTTTCTTTTCCTTCTCTTTTAAATTTTGAACTCTTAATTTTTTATTTTTATTATCATTTCTTCTATTATTTCTATTATTTCTATTATTTCTATTATCGTTTATGTCTAATTGACCGGATACTATATTAGTCGTGTTTTTAACCATACCAGATAATATATCTGTTCCTAAATTAATTCCAGATAGCGTGTTTTTTGTAGCATCTTTTGTTTTTCTAGGAAGTTCTCTAACTGTTTCTGATAAAAAATAACTAAGAATGTCCGTTCCTTTTGCTAAATAACTAAAAATATTTAATCCAAGAAAAGCCATAATAACTATTAAAATACTTATAACAAATATATTTCCTGAAAACCAATTAGAAACAGAAACAGTTCCTAATGTCGCGGTTCTATTAAAAGATGACGGGTTTAAATTATTAAATGTTTGTTGTGTTTTTTCACTTAATTGGTTCATAGGTGTTAAAACAGCCGATTTAACATTACTTAAATTACTTGTTAATTTAGATTTAAAATCACCAGTAAAGTTTCTTTGGGATAAACTTGGCGAACTTGTTAATCCCAGAATAGATTTTCCTGTTGAATTAACAGATTCTTTAACGCTTTCTAATGGTGTCGTTTTTTTAACACTGTATAAAGACCTTTTAAGATTTCTAATACCAGATGTTGCTAAACTAGGTGAAGAATTTCTAAATAAACTTGATGAACTTTCTTTCTCTCTTCCAAATAAATTTGTTTTTGTTTTAGATATTATATTTTTAAGAGTATCCATATACAAATTATGAATATTAAATTATTTATATAATATATATATAACATGTCCAAGAAATGCCCAAAAAATTATAATCACAATATTTTATTGTGTTTTAAAAATAAAAAAAGAAAGGAAGACATTAAAAAAAAAATAAACATTTTATTAAGTAAAAAAAACATGAAACATCGTAAAAATAATACCGTAAAGAAATATATTAAAAAAAAAATGAAACATCGTAATGTTGTTAAAAAAAGGGATTCAACTATCAAAAGATATTTAAAAAAAATGTTTGTTGCAAACTGTAATCGTTATAAACGGAAAGAATGTGAAAGAAAACGAAAAATATGTAATATGAAAACAAATAGATGTATTAAACCTCCTAAAAAAACAAAAAAGATAACGTGTAATACAAAAAAACAGTTATATTGTAGGTCTATTAATAAGGTTTGTAATGTTAAAACAAATAGATGTAGAAATAGGATTGTATTTAAAAAGAGAAAAACTCTTAAAATTAACAAAATTAATAAAGAAAAAAATAATAAAGAAAAATTTATAAAAAGAAAGCTAAGTAAATCTGTTCCTTTTTCATATTCACCATCAATAAATAAAAGATTATTATCTCAAAGATCTATATCGCCTATCGGTATGGATTTAAAAAAATGTGATAAATTTAGTATTTATGATAAAAAAAGTTCAAGATGCGTTAAATGGGATTCAAAAGAAGCAAAAGGAATACAATTAAGAAATTTACAATCCAAAAAAAAAATATCATGCAGAAACATTATGGCTCCAAAACAATTTAGTTCTAATTGTTGGTTTAATTCATTATTGATGACCTTTTTTGTAAGTGATCTCGGTAGAAAATATAATAAATGGTTGAGGGAATGTATGGTGACATATAGGACTGTTAATGGTAATAAAATAAACGATGTATTAAAAAAACCATTTTTCTTATTTAATAATTATATTGAAACCATTTTAAGAAGCGAATATGATAATTCAGGTTTTTCTAAAAGATTAAATACAAATGAAATCATAAAAGTAATTTATAGTGCTTTAAATAAATATGTAAATAAAAATAAAAATAATAAGTTGATAGAAAAAGTTGGAGTAGCATCTAATCCATTATATTTTTATGAAGGGCTTTATAATTACTTAGGTGAAAATGTAATACCTTATATTAATATATACTATAATAATGATGATGTTTCAAAAAAATACGTTAATGATAGAATAATAAGTTATAAAAAAGATAATAATAAAATGCCGAAAGTGATATTTTTAGAAATTGCTGATAAATTATCTAGTAAAGTTAAAAAATATAAAACAATTACCATAGATAATAACACATATACTTTAGATTCTGTTATTTTAAGAGATACAGATAAAACCCATTTCAGTTCTTATATAACTTGCAATCAAAATCAATATGCTTTTGATGGGTTAAATAAAGAAAAACGATTAAAATTATTTAATTGGAAGGATAAACTAAATAAAAATGTATCGTGGAGAATGTCAAGTGTAAGCGATGATTTATTATTTAATTTTAATAAAGGTTATTCAATATTAATTTATTATATGACAAAAAAAAACAATACTAAAAAAAATATAATAGCAGAAAGAGTTAAAACAAGGAGAATGAAAAGTGAAAGTCAAAATTACAATCCAGATAGTATAACTAGTGATGTTTTTGGAGAAGAAAAAGCTAACTCATCACTTCAAATTACACCCGATTATGACCTTTTTGATAGTCCGGTAACTGAAAAAAAAGAACCGAATACCCCAGCAACTGAAAAAAAAGAACCGGATACTCCAGCAACTGAAAAAAAAGAACCGAATACCCCAGCAACTGAAAAAAAAGAACCGGATAGTGAAACAAAACAACCCAATAATGGTAAAATAACATTGTTTATTAGATTCTCAATGGGAAATGATAAATATAAAAAGAAATTTATTTTATTACCTACAACTAATATGGGTAAAATTTTTGAAATATTTAAACAAAGTTTAAATTTAGAATTAACAAATTTACAATTCGATTGTAAAACAAAGGATAATATTGATATTAGTGATACACCAAATTCATTAAATTTAACGGATAACGATATAATAACTGCAAAAATCGTTTAAAATTAGTATAAACCATTTAAACTAATTTTAAAATTAAATAGTAATGTTAAAAAATATTAAAAATGTAAGAAATAAAAAATGTTGTGAAAAATGCATGACCTATTTATTAAAAACAAAATATAGAAGATTATTATTACCTTTAATAATATTTCTCTTTTTAATTCCGTTTGAACCATTTAAAGATATAATTAATTATACTTATTTTCCAATAGTTTCTGGACTAGGTGGATTTATTATATTTATAAATTTTCCATTTTTGGCGTATATTACTGCTTCAAAACCCTTATACTATGAAGATTTATTTATAGACGAAAAGAAACTTCCTAATTATAATATTGATAGTAATGTAAAAGATAAATTTCAATGTATTTTATTATGGGTTCTTATAATAACAAATAGTATTTTAGTAGGCGCATTATCAGATTATTGGTTATATAAAACTACCTCAAATGATAATTCTTTCCTTCAAATAATTGGAATAACAGGTGGTATTATTAAGATATTTCAAATAGTAAATAATACAGTAGGAAGAATATTGTTAAAAATTATAAAAAAAGAGATTGTAGTAGAAACTAATAAATTTGAAGAAAATCAAAAAAAAAATAGAGGAAATTATTCATTTAAAGACAAAAAATCCAATTAATAAGGATAACATTGTTATAGAAATGACAGAAACAAATAAAAATATAGTTTTACATAGTCCTAGATAATTATTCTGGTTTATAGAATGAAAATAAAAATTGGTCTGGATAATTAATTTTATATAAATCAACAATAACGTCTTGTATAAATCCCTCATTTTTAACAATATTAACAATTTCATCTATCGGCTCCATTTTAAGTTGTAATGTATTTACTCGTGTTTTATTATTCATATCTTTAAAAGTCTCTTTAAATGTTGCAATATTATTAATAAAATTAAATATATTTTTGTAAGTAAAATTCTTGAATTTTATTAATGTATTTTTGTTATCGTTACTATCAAGAGATGTTTTTTCCAATATATTTAATGGATCCGAAACCTTTAATGATGGATTGAATTTGTTAGGATTTACTAGATGTAAAATTAAAAATCCACCTGGTTGTAACCATTCATAGCAGTTTTTAATTACCCTTGTTTTATCATTTAATTCATAAATAGTTAAATTTAGCATTGTTATAAGAGAAAAGTTATGTGGTTGAAACAAATTATTGTTAATAGTATTACCAAGCTTAAAATTACAATTAGGATATTTTTTTTTTGAAATATCAATCATATATTTAGATTTATCTAAACCTATAGCATCAATATTATATTTTTTAAAACCACCCACATGATTACCTGTCCCAGAACCAATGTCTAAAACATTATCATTTTTGTTCAATGATGTATTATTTATAATTGTTGTAATTTCAAATTCTGTTTTTTTTGTATCATTTTTTAATTGATCATAAATACTAGTATAAAAGGAATCATAAATTTCATCTTTTTCTTTAAATATTAAATTATGTTGTTGCTCAAAACCTTCTGTTATATTTTTCTTCATTTTAAAAAAATATATAGCTATTAAGATTAGTAAAATAATCATAATTTTGCTCCATAAAGAAATCTTATTTATTTTTTTAATAAATTTTGCAAATTTATCTCCAGTATCTAATAGTTTATTTACGATCATATCTTTTTGTTCATCCATTAATATGTAATATTAAAATATTTTTTATATTTTAAGTTAATATTATGAATGACTCTGAAATTTTAGATAAAAGAATGCAAAAAGATTTTAATGGAATTACATTTTCAAATTATAAAAAAGCAGATGTTAAAAAACAATTACTAAATAGTTTAATAAATGGAAAAATCGAGAATGCCTGTTATTGGTCTATCGAATTTATATGTGCTGGGCATTTTCTAGATTTATGGGACTATTTATTACTATTTTCTGGAAAAAATATACATTTGGGTAATCCAAAATTACCTCAATATTTAAACTTACGATTTAATAATTTTAAAGAAATTGTTTTAAATGGATATATTAAAAATGAAATAAAAATGCGGAATAATGAAAAAATAAGAAAATTATTTGCTGAAATAATAACAATTCTTTGTTTATCCACAAAAAAAAATGAATTATCACAAGTTAAAGTAAATAAAACAGATTTTATAATTCATAATATTTCTGAAAAATTAAAAGCTGATAGTATTGAATATGGTAATACTTTTTTTAAAAAAGATGACCCAAAGGAAATTTTCATAGCAATTAATGAGTTCGCTTATAATATTTTGGTTACAAAAAAAACGCACGATTGTTGTTATTGGTATGAATGGTTAATAGATTTTGAAACTAATTGTAAAAAGAATAATAAAAATGGTATAGTATGTGCTTCTAGATTTATAGCACCTGTTGATAACAAATTATCAAAAGATATAATATGGTTAATATGGGAGATTATTTTATTTGAAGCAAGTAAGCAAAGTAATTTAATATTAAATATAGTTAAAGCTCTATTAGAATTATTTTCAATAAAATATTCTACAGCATGTAAAAAAAAAAGAAGATTTTTAATGTATAATGCTTTATTAATAACTACCGAAATTTCAAATATGAAAACACCTATTTACACAGATGAAAAAAAAATAGATTTAGTTAAAAAAAAAATTAATGTTTTATATAAACAAGTTAAAAAACAAGAGATTAAACCACAAACAGATTATTTATTTAATAATTCTATAACAAAAAAAACTAATCTAGAAAATACTATAGAAAAATTAGATAAAATGAGTCAAGTTCAAAATATGGTTTTTAGAAAATAATTATTTAAATTTCTATTTAAAAGATAATTTTTATAAATAAATATAATGTCAGGGCAAGATAAAGTAGGTGTAAATATTACAGAAACCGATACGAATGTATCAAACGATGGAAATAATGAACCAGCTCCAACAACTACCTCACCACCAAACGTTGGAACAACTGAAGATAAGATTGATTTATTAAAAGTTGAAATTAATGATGATAATACAGCTTTAAATGTTATCGTCGGATTTTTGGGTATTGCACAAAGACGTGGTATTTTTGCTATTAATGAATCTGCTAAAATTTACGAATGTATTCAACAATTTCAAAAGACAGATTAATTATTAAAATAATTGACTATATACTGTTGCTCTCTGTATATTTACAGCTTTAATTTCAAAAATTTCCCAGTATATTAATATATATATATTTGGATAATAAGTCCATAAGTAGTAAGGATAAACAAATCTCTCTGATATGGGGATTAATTTTTCTTTTAATTCTGGTGATATATCTATATTACTATTTATAATTTTTCCTAAAGATAAATTACCATTTAACTTATATATTTGTTCTTCCATTACTCTAATACTAGGACTTCTTTGATAATGCAAATTTGTATTTGTATTTTGATGTCCCATTTTTTGTCTACATTTTACTAGTTTATATTTTAAAATTAAAGGATTATCTTTAAAATTATTACGAATTTTTTTTAAAAAAACGTAATATTCTTTATTTAATAATATATTAATATTATAATTATAGTTTAATATATTTAATAATAAATCTGTAGATACAATATTCATATTATATATTTAGGTTTTCTATTTTTAACGTTTTTTATTTGTTTTACGTTTTTTATTTGTTTTACGTTTTTTATTTGTTTTACGTTTTTTATTTGTTTTACGTTTTTTACCGCGCCCTGTGCTACTACTTTTACCTACACCTATTTTATCTAGTTCTACAAGTGTTTGAATAATGTTTCTTTTTATACTTATTAATTTCTCTTGATTACTTTGTCTAACATGATCTATATCATTTTTAATAACCATTAAATTATGAACAATAGTTTTATTTCCACCTTTTTTATTTCGACTACGTTTAACCATATATATTTATAGTTAGAATATTTTTACATAATGAATAAAAATAATTGTATAAAAATAACTCTTTATATAATATATATGTCTTATTGTATTTCAATCTTAAAATTAATTACTAATATTAAAAACTGTGACTGGTTAACTAAAAATGATCTTTATGTAGAAATTGAACTTGGAGAAGAAAAACGTAGAACTATGGTAAAGTGGAATAATAATGAACCTGTTTGGAATGAATCTTTTCTATTTAATATCGATGTTAAAAAACATTTATCGTTTTATTTAACAATAAAAGATGAAGATAAATATTCTAAAAGTGAAAAAATAATTACTGAACAGGTAAAAATTAATAATGGTTCTATATTAACAATTGATACAGACTTTTTGTCTATATCGCATGGAATAATGCATTACGAAGAAAATAAAAAATATAAAATACTAGAACAAGATAATAAAACTATTGTAAAGTATAATAATAATTTAATTGATGATTTAAATACTAGTAAAAATAAATTACATAAAACTATTAAAGAAAAGGATATATTAAAAAATCATCTTTTTACAATGAAAAAAAGTATTGTTAAAGTATTATCTGAAAATTAATGTAAGTAGAATTATTTTAATAGTAATAATATTTTTATTACAATTTTGTAAATGGGAAATATGATACCTGTAACATGCGAAGTTTGTTTTGTAGAATACGGCGAAAAAGCAATATTTAAAGTATATCATCACGGGTTGTTAGGGGGACATAACATATGCATCGACTGTTATCATGATAATAAATATTTAGATAATTTTAAAAATAAACTTAGTCATTGCAATAGAATTAGAAAATGTGATAATTGTGGATATAAAAATAAAAATGTAAGTTCTAAAAAACTTTTAAAAATACATTGGTATGGTAAATTTGGAAATAATATATTATGCGATCAATGTGTTTTTGATAAAGAATATAGAAAAAAAAATAGAAAATATTAAATAAAAGACAATAATTTAATATTAACAAGAGAGATTATTTAATATTAAATTATTATATGGGGAATTGTTTAAAAGTTGTTAAAAATAATAATATTGAAAATAATAAGAACATTGAAAATAATAATGAAAGTTCAGCTTTATTGCCAAATATAGAAAATTTAAAAAAAATTTCAAATAAAGAAATTTGCGCTATATGTGAAAAAAGATCAAAAAATTTAATTGAAATAAAGGATAAATGTTTTCCTAAATTATCAAATATGGTTTATTGTGTAAAATGTAAGACAAATCTAGGATACTAAATTCTATTATAAACGATAGTTCCATAATTATCATAATTATCATAATTATTATTATTATTATTATTATTATAATTGGTATAATAATATTTTTCTGTCTCAAAATCGTTCGTTTTATCTTTTATATATCTTCTTGTTGTTAATGCTCCCACAATGATATCGGCTAACAATGATGGTAAATAATATTGGAGTTGTAAAGTTAAAACTAAAAAAATTTCACAAATTTCATGAAACCAATAATATAGTTTATAAATTAAGGTAATCATTTGCGCTTTTAACATTGTATCATTCCATTCTGATTTATAATCTCGAATAACATTCACCATAAATGGATATAAAGTAGAATTAATATACGAATGAACGCACTGTGATAAAAATGAATATACCATAGTTAAAAACCATTTTTCCCATGTATCTATTTTTAAATCTATGAATATTGTTTTATTTGAAGGCCCAAACATTAAAAAGTTTGTTTTTTTTGAGGTATAAACCGATAATATCAATGTTATTACAATTATCCATGAACAAGATATTATTAAACTTGATAAAACCGAATAACGTTTGAATAAATTCATTAAACTTTATAATAACAACGTTTGTATTTTAAGTAAATTAATTAGTATCTTTAGTTAAAATACTTTATTTCACATTAATATGTATTACATTTATATTTTGATATCAATTATATTGTTTTTATTTATTATATTAAGATTATTTAATAGATTTTGGTCTACACAACCAATTTTTCATTTTTATAATATATGGTATTGGTTGTTTCCACCAGGATTAATTCATATAAAATTACCAAAAAAAAATAAATTTTATGATAAAAACATTGTTTGCGAAACAACCAGCAATATGTCAACTGAAAAAAAGGCACTACTGGTTTCATTCATCCAAAGCCACTTTCAAAATCCAAAAGAAATCGTAAAATATAATTATGATAAAAATTATATATTAGAAAATTTAAATTATCAAAAAAAATTCTCTCACATTACTCTTCAATATGATTTATTAAATAATAAAATAATTGGGTGTTTAACAACACGTTTATTATGTGGCTTTATCAATAAACAAAAAATATTTATTTCATTTATGGACTTTTTATGTATTAGAGATAAATATAATAATTCAAATGTTGGATATAACCAGATTTATACTCATTATTTAAAATCTAGAGAATTAAATGCCGCACCCATTTTCTTATTTAAAAGATCTAAGAAACTTAAATTATTAGTCCCCCTTACAATATATAATTCTTATTCTTTTGATAGTAGTAAATTAAATAAAATAAATATCTTTATTCCTCAAAATATTTCTTGTCATATTATTAAATCTTACAATTTTCAGATTTTTAAAGACTTTTCTTCTATTATTCAAAATAATTTTAATTGTTTTATAATTCCATCATTTGTAAATATTAAAAATTTAATTGATAAAAATATACTTTTTATATTTATAATTAAAGACGGTATCAACCCTATTGGAACTATAATATATAAAAAAACATGCATATCTTTTAAAAACCTAGTTGTTATAAATTGTATTGCTTCATATTGTAAAGATGGATATGAAGAAATATTGAAAGATTCTGTTTCCAATACTGTAGTATTGTTAAAAAAAAAAATAAAATTTGATCTAATTAATTTTGAAAATACATCATTTAATTATATTATTATTAAATCTCTTTTAAGAAAATTCTCTCCTAAAGGTAAAATATTATCTTGCTATTATTTTTATAATTTTGCCACTCGTCCTTTAAAATCAAAGAATATATTCATAGTAGAATAAATTATCTCTTATATTTAGTAACTTTTGAAAAGCTATCAACTACAAAAATTACAAATATTCCTAAAAATGTATATAATATTAATTCCTCTGTTATACTTTGTGTTTTCTCATCCTGTTGTTCTTCTAGCATATGAACTACATAATTTAATTTTTTCATTAAATCGTTTTCTGTTTGCATAACATTTCTGTTTTCATTTGTATAATTATTATTAGGACTTTGATAATCCGTATAATTTCTAAGTTCGCTTAAATAAGGTGTTAAATTGTCTTTTCTTTCTTGGTGCATTTTTTGGAAATTCTCTTGTCTTGAAATAAATTCATTTTGTTGGTTTAAACCCTCATTTAACATATCTCTTTGTTCATTGGTTTCACTGGGGTCATCTACATTATTTCTAGCACTATCAGATGGGTCATAATTACTTAAACCATCATCTTCATCATCACTATTAGCATCGACAACCGATGGTTTTAAAGAATTTAGGAAGCTTACAGCTTTTTTATTTGTCACACCCTCACGCATTTTAACTGTTTTATTTTTACGAGTTTTAGATGCAGTGAATGCTTCTTTTGTTTTCTCTTTTTTATTTTTATTTTCATCTTCATGTTTTAAATCATCTATTATTGAATATCCTAAAGTACTAGTCATTACTTATAAAAAAAAGAGATAATAATTTATTATTACTTTCATAAAAATATATTGTTATTATTTATAGAAAAATGAAATACAATTTAGAAATAATGGTATCTATTGCGGTTTTAGTAGTATTATATTTTAAACCTTCTGAATTAACACGATATTCTAACACTGTTTTAGGAAAAACATTACTTGTTATTGGTGTAATATTTGCGTCACATAGAATGGGAAAACTTGCAGGATTATTAGCCGCTTTAGTAATGATGGTATTAATGTATGAAAACATTGAAGGTATGTCAAATGATAATTATGAAACATTAAAAGATAATATAAAACAAAATGTTGATGTAACACAAAATGATATTAACTCTATAGACGGCGAATTAAAAATTAATGCTACAAAATCAACAGCTGAAGCAGGAAAAGAAATAACAAATTAAAAATAATAAATACTGATTCTATAAAGTATATTTCTGCTTAATTTATATTAATTTAAAAATTTCTTTTATTAATATAAGTGATGTTTGGTTTTTTAAGTAACGGTAAAAAATTTAAAAAAGGAAGCTTTCGTGATAAATTTAATAAATTTATGGAATACACAAATGAAATAAATAAAAGTAAATATTTTGCCGGAGTTGTTATGATAATGTTAAATATTGGTTCTAAATATATAACAATTAAATTAAGTAAATCACAAGAAGCTTATTTAGGTTCAAGTATTGCTAGACAACTATTGATTTTCTCAATTATTTGGATGGGAACAAGAGATTTGATAATCGCATTGGTAATGTCTGCTGTGTTTGTTATTTTAACCGACCATTTATTTAATGAAAAAAGTAGTTACTGCGTTTTACCAAAAGCATTAAGAGAATACGAAGATTTAATAGACGAGAATAAAGACGGGGTTATCAGTAAAGAAGAAATTGAAAAGGCTAAAAATTTATTAGAAAAGGCTCAAAAAAATGAAAAATATAAAAATCATTTAAGACAAGTTGAAGATTTTTCTAACAAGTTATAATATAATGGAATCTAAGAGTAATATTTTAAAAAGTATGTCATCGTATAATTCTACCAACATGGAAGCTGCTATTTTAACATTAAAAAAAGAACTAGAACAGCAAAAAAATATTAATGAAACATTAAAAGACAAGGATTTAAAAAAAAAAGCAAAAGAAGTTACAGATTTTATTGCTAGAAATGAAGGAGAAATTGATGATCAAATTCAAAGATTAACTGAAATTGTCAATGACTTAAAAAGGGTTGTAAATGAAAATACAAAATTAGAAAAAAATAAAGAAATATATAGCGAAACTGTAAAATCAGATAAAGCTGTTTTAATAGCCCAAAAAATAAACAATCTTAAAGAAATTAAAAAAAAAGCTTTAATTTTTTTAGAGAATGCGGGGATAGATCCCCAATTAAATACCAATTAAATTCTGAGATTCAAACACTTTGTAATATTTATATTAATTTGTATTATATGTTATTATTAAATAAAAACTGTAAAAACTGTTGTTTAATTATTTAATTATATACTAGACATATGTAAGGATAATATTTGCATAATTTATTTTCTATTATATAATTAAAATGACGGCAATCAAGCCCACTGACTCACAACTTAGAGAAAAAATAGACTCTGACGGCTATAACGCCACCCTTAATGTTGTTAATAGCAAATACGCTGAAATGGACAAATTTATTGGTAACTTAGAATCTGATGTTGCTTCTATAAAAGATTTTGAGAAGGATGTTCTCTCTGATAAAGCACGAGGTTATGATGTAGGAACTTCGTTGGATACCTTGGGATTTCAAAAAGATTCTTTACAAATTGATCTTGACTTCTTCGTCCATATGAAAAATGTTTATATTAAAAAATTATATGGAGATTTATACAAATATTGCGATAATATTATTGAAAGTGCTCTTGCCATTGAAGAAATACCAACTAGTTCAACACGTGAAGCTGTCAAATCACGTAAATTTAGAAATATGACACCTTATCCTCCTCAAATGATCCCCAATCCTAAAGCCACCGACGCCGATGGTTTACCCGTTGAAGGAGAACCCGCTGAAATAGAAGATCCATTTGCAAAATATGATATGAATGAAATTTTTGCACTTATTAACTGTACAACAAGTAATTTAAGAGAGTTGGCAGACGATATTGGCTCATTTGATGTTAAAATAAATCGTGCGAAAGAACGCGAAACACGTGGTTTCAGTGTAGGTAATTTAATTATGAATTTGGAGGGACAAAAACAAAAACTAGCATTAGAATTTACATCATACATAGAGAGATTAGCCAAATTTTTAGAACAAAATAAAAATTTTTCTGATAGATGCTTAAATAGAATTAAAATTATCTCATCAGAAATTACTACTGCTGAGGAACAAGAAGCTGAAGGTGATGGAGATGACGAAGATGGTGGGGGGGATTAAAAATAATAAATTGAAATATATTAAACCTAATTTAATATATTTACAGATATAAGTAGTCATGAGTCATCAAGATTGGGAACCCATTGTTTTTAAAAAACGCGTACCTAAAACCGTCCAAGAAGCAAAAGCCAAAGGTCTTACAACCCAAAAGCATACTAATAAAAAAAATGTAAATTATGAAAATACCGTAAGCATGCGTAAATTAGAAAATGAAGAAGTTGAAATTAAAAAGATAGAACATAGTGTTTCTAAAATTATTCAAAAGGCGAGAATGAATGCAAAACTATCGCAAAAAGATTTAGCTCAAAAATTAAATTTAAAACCTACTGTAATTCAAAATTATGAATCCGGTAAGGCTATCCCCAATAAGATGATCCTTGTTAAAATGGGTAAAATGTTAAATACACACCTAACTGGAAAAAATATTGGAAAATCTATGAAATAAACTATTATACTGTTTAAACAACTTAAACTTATAAATTAACGAATACTATTATGTCTTCTAAAGATATTTTTGATTTAACAGTTAAAACATACGAAACTAAACTACTACATAATAAAACATCACTAAAAAAAATATTTAATGATCCCAATATAGATACAATAAATGGTTCTATTAATTTACAAACTATTGATGATTTGATTAACAATTGTGTTAATAATGAACAAAAACTTAGTTTTTTATATGAACACAAGCGTTTATTTATACAAATAGATAACAAAAAATCAACAGAAATAGAATTTATTAACGCTAACATTAAAAAAGAAAAAAATTCTGAAACCACAAATATTAAAGAAAATAAAAAGTTAAAAATTAAATCCAAATCAACCGATGATGACGATATAGAAGTTATTGATAAGCCTTGTAATTGTTCATGCAACAAAAAAAATTAAAAATAATATAATTAAAAATTATGAGTGATAATACAAAAAAAATAAAAACAGAAATAACTCAATTAAAAACAATTATTATAATAGATGATAATTTGTTTGATGTAACTAAATATAAAAAAATTCATCCAGGCGGTTCTAAAATCCTTGAAAAATATCATAATAAAGATGCTACTGAAGCGTTTAATAATATACGTGGTCATTGTGATTCATATGTACTATATATTTTAGACCAATTACATATTGGAAAGAAATAAGTTATTTTATTAGTGTATATTTTTAAGATATATAAATATATACATTTATTATTATTATGTTTGAATCCTCAATATATGATAATTGTGACGAAGTATCGTTTTATATAAGAAATGATTTTTCAGAACATTTTGACTCATCTAATTTGATATTTAATTTCAGTGACCTATCGGATGAAGAAAATGATGATAAAAATATTACACACTTAATACAACGTGGTGATATAAATTCATTACGATATTATATTAAATCTTATATGGATACAACAGTTAATAATAAGCGACCAGATACTCCTGCAAAATTAATTATTAATCCCATACCAAAAGATTTTGTGCCTAAACTTTAGTTTTTTCTAGTCCCCTTTCTTTTTCTAGTCCCTTTTCTTTTTCTAGTCCCTTTTCTTTTTCTAGTTCCTTTTCTTTTTCTAGCCCCCTTTCTTTTTCTAGTCCCTTTTCTTTTTCCAGACGCACTTTTACTAATTAAACCCACATTAGCAAGACGGTTAAGTAATGATGTTTCTTTTTTCTTCGAAGAATTTAATGCTGCTCTAGCTCGTTCTTTTTCTTGTTTTTCAATAACATCAACAAGATCGTCACTATCATTAGATGCTGGTGGTGGTCTAGGTAATAATGCACGATGTCGAAACCTAGGATCGGTATCAAGGGCAAGTAAAAGCTCTTCGCTTTTTGATAACTTTTTAGTTTTTTTTATAGGTTGTTTTTTAGGTTGTTTTTTAGGTTGTCGTTGTCGTTGTTGTTGTTGTAATATTCGTGCTTGTGTTTCCGGACTTAAGTCAAGAAGTTCCCAATCATCTGGATCGGAACTTTTTTGTTCTAATACTGGTTGGTTGGTCATATATATATATATATATATATGTATAAAATATAAATTATATAAATTTTTATATTTTATATTTTATATTTTTGTATTTTGGGGTAAAACCAAACATGCTTTAATTTTATGTTGAATGTAATTTATTTTGTTAATTTATCATCTTATTCAGTGTTATGGTTAAAAAGGTTCGTTTTTTTGAAAAAACTATTCTCGCGATTTTTTAAAATGGACATTTTTAAAATGTCCAAAATTGATATATGCGACAAAGACTTTCCAAAAAAAGTGGAATTTTGGAATTATCTAGAAACTTGTAGGTAGGTTTTTATAAAACTCAAAAAATCCCCCCTACATGCGTTATTTTTGGAAACTTTTTTAAGATTTTGGAAATGCTAACAAAAATGCTAATTTTTGCATATTTTGCATATTTTCAAATTCAACAAAACTTATTTTTTTTGTATTGTTACTTTTATTGATTTTAAAACGTGATTTTTGTAAAACTTCGACCCTTACCTAAAATGAAAAATGCTAATAAATGCTAATTTTTGCATATTATATGCATTTTGGGACTTTTTGGGTTTCCAATAAAATATGCATTTTCGCGATTTTTGAAATCAACAAAAAAATAATTTTCAAAAACTAACTATTAATGATTTAATTTTATAAAAGTATATTTGAAAATTATGGTAAGGATAAAAAAAGTCGCAAAATGCTAATTAATGCTAATTAAAAATATGCTATTTTTTATTCAGTCTTGGAAATCAACAATTATTTTATTTGTAAGCCAAACCATGAAGGTTTGGAATCAACAAAAAAATGAAAATAAAAACTTATTTAAAATTATTTTTCTAATTATTTAATATAAAATATGCAAAATATGCAAAATATAAAAAATAAGTTTTTTTGTTGCAAATGTAATTATTCATGTAATACAAAATTCTTATTTGAACAACATACAAATACAAATAAACATAAAAGTATAAATGACAGCATAGAAATCACTAACACTAATAAAAAAATATCATGTATTTGTGGAAAAGAATACAAGCATAATAGCAGTTATTCAAGACATATAAAAAAATGTATAATTTATTTAAATAATAATATAGATATTAAGGAATCAAATAAAAAAAAGAGAGAATTAGTAAAATTTGATACGAATGAACCAAGTATTAAAGATATGTTAACTAACATTTTAAAAGAAAATAAAGAGTTAAAAACAGAATTAAAAAATTTAAAAATAAATAATACAAACAATATTAATATCAATGTTTTTTTAAACGAAACATGTAAAAATGCAATGAATTTTAAGGATTTTATTGATAATATTAAATTATCAGTAAAAGATTTAGAATATTCAGGTAAATATGGTTATGTTAAAGGTGTTAGTAATATTTTAATGAAAAATTTAACAGACATAGAACCGTCTCAAAGACCATTACATTGTTCAGACACTAAAAGATTGAGCTTTTATGTTAAGGATGATAATGCATGGAAGAGAGATAAAGACAATAAAAAAATAGATAAATCAATTGATGATATAACTACAAAACAACATAAAATTTTAAAAGAATGGACTGAAAAAAACCCAAATTATGAAAATAGTAAAGAGAAATTAGAAGAATATTTTAATATTGTGAGATCTTTGGTTGGTGGCTCTGATAAAAAACAGGAAAATATAAACAAAACAAGAATTATTAAAAATGTTTCAAATGAAACAAATCTTAGAGAGATTATTAAATCTTAGCCAAGGTTTAAACTAATAGTACTTCTTTCTGATTTAGATTTTCTTTTTGATTTTTTTTGAATATTATCTTTTTGCATTTCCTTTAACTCTGAAACACTTATTGTACTTGAATCGTCAGGTTTTTCCTTAATATTTATTTGTTTTGTTTTTATACCTGATAGTAAATCGTCTAAATTACTAGGTCCCCTCATCTCTCTTCGAGCTGATTTCTTTGGACCGCTTTTATCTTCTCTAGCAAAATCAATATCTGGTCTACTACCAACCCCTGCTCTAATATTTGGAGATGGTGGCGAATTTGTTGTTTGGTAAACAGATGGGTTTTGTGGAGATCCCATTGGAGGCATTACATTTCCTCCCCGAGGCATCATATTTGACATAAAATTTCCAAATCCAGGATTTTGTTGTCCCATTGTATTTGCGGCTGCTTGTGTAAATTGTTGCATTAATTCAGGATTTTGTTTTATAATGTCATCCATTCCGGGCATAGCAGATTTAAACATTGTATTTGTCATATGTATCATGGCAGCGCTTCCACCTAACATAAATAATAATTTGATTTCAGGTGCCATTTTAGCTTTACTTCCATATTTTTCATGTAATTCACCAAATACCTCATCATATTCATCTACATTTTCATTTATTGATTCCCCCCAACCATCTAATTTGATATCAAACGGATCAAAGCGATTATTTAAAAATTCAATACCAGAAACAAATGCCATTAACATTTTTGCTTGAAACTTAATTGAGTTTTTCTTTGAAACCTCGTTTTTAATCATTTCATATTCACCTTGCATTTCTTCCAATTTATCATCCATATTATATTTCTTACTTACCGTAATTCCTTGCTTCTCCAAAGCCTCTAATTTTCTTATATATGAAAATTTAAGTCTTAAAACTTCTTCATTTGATAATTTCGGTTTTTCAGGAGGCGTTATTTCCGGATCAACAGGGATTTCATTAAATTTTTTAAAATCATCCCATGTTTCATTTTTATTATTACCGGGTAATTCACTATTTTGCACCCCTATTTTAATATCATTAAATTCTTTTAACTCTTGTATTTCTTCTAAAGGTTTTTCTGTTTTTATAGAAGAACCTATATTAAATTTTATATTGTCTTTAGGATCAAATATACCCTTACTATCATTATTGTCAACATCTAAAGAATTTAATTCGCTTAATTTAATATCAGATTTCGGAGAAGCTTGTTTATTTGCTTTGTCTTGATTCATTAAGAGATCAGCACCTGGTCCGAAATTTACAGATTTTTGTGTGCTTGTATCAATAGGGGGGATATTGTTAATTTTAATAGTTCCCATATCATTGTCTTCTGTTACGGATAAACTTGGTAGTTTTCCTGTTTCACTAATTTCATTAATATTAATAATTTCTGGGGTATTCATTATGAATTATATAGAACTTATTATTTTAAGTAAGACGCATTAATTATTGTTTAATATACCATAAAGCTTGGAGAAAAGAATCTGCTAAATCATCTTTTTTTTTATGTTTATCAAAATATTCACACCAATTACTTAATAAAGTATTTGTATTTAATATATTCCTAGTAATTTCTATTCCCTTTTTCTTTCTCTCTGAATATGTCGTTTTTTTATTATTTTCCATAAATAATTTTAATTTATTTGATGGTGATATCTCTTTTATAGTTTCACAATCAATTTCAATAAAATGTTGCATTATCATCCCTTGAAGCATTTTCATTCTTAATGCTAACGGACCTATTTGGTTTTCAATTAATAAACAATTAATATTATAATTTTTAACTATATCATTAAAACATGTTTTAATCCTTTTTCCAAATGTAACAATATCTATATCTCTACTATCTACTTTCTCTATTACATTCAAATAATTATTTGATAAGTCTTCTAAAACTTTATCAATATAATTTTGTTTTTTACTATTTTTTTCAATATCATAGTTTCTTTCTATTGAAATTGTTTTTAATTCATGAACTTTCATTTTTTTTAAATTTTTAATTTTAAGATTTGATGTAGGTATTAAATAATTTGTCTTTTTAGCATGTAATTTACAATAATAATTTTCCCCTTTATAGTATTTTGATTCTTTATTACAAGGTTTTAAGTTATTCATGCATTTTGGATAAATTTTATCGCTACATAAATTTATTATATTCCAATCTAATATTTCATAATTATTATTGTTTGTGGGTTTAATTACACAATATGCTAAATGTTTCATACCAACATCAATGCTTAAAATACTCATTTATATATAAAACTTTTATTTTTTAAATAATATTTTTCTGTTAATTTAATTTTTTATTAATATCTTTACTAGCAATTTCTAATATATCTTCTTTATTATCTTCCAAATGTTTAATAGTAGCTGATATCATAGCTGTTCTCAAATTAGAATTTGTCATGGTTTTATGGAGTAAATATATATTAACATAATTTGATATCTCTTTATTCGATATATCATTATATTTTTCTTTGAATAGGTCATATAATTTCATATAAATTACAGTTGTTTTAATATCTTGCATAGTTTTAAAATATTTATTAAAAAATTTCATAAATTTTTTATCTGACATAATTTCTGTTAAATCTTTAAAAAAATTATTTTTTTCTAGTAATTCTTCACCTTTTTTATCAAAATCTGTTACAACATCGTTAATATTATTTTTTAATACAATTGCTAGTTCATTATCCATATTAGTTAATAAATTTATATATTTAATATTTAAATTTATTATTTATTATAGTGTAAAAAATATCATATAAATTCTCACTAGTTTATCCATTCCATTATTATACGCACTAATCTTAATTAAATATAGTATTTATAAGGATGACAGTGTTTTAATTCATTTGTTTCATCATCAACAAATCCATTTAACATCATATTTAAGTATGAACTATGTCCAACAACAGCAATTTTATTTTCTGGTCTATTTTTAATCCATGTTTTAAAACTTGATATCCTATGTTTTAATTTTTTAATTTCAAAATCATCATTATATATTAAATCTCTCCATTCCTGATCTTTATTTTGAAGTATTTCATTAAAATTAATGTTTGTAAATTCTGTTTTTAATTCCATAACTGTTCTTCTATGGTTACATTCTTGAGTAGCTTGTGGATATTCTTTTAACGAATCAATCGCAATAATAGGTGTATCACTATTATTGAAAATATGTGTTGCCGTTTCTAAGGTTCTAGTTAAAGGTGAAACAACAACTAAATCAATATTATCTTTTTCTTGCCATTTTTTCCCTAAATTTTTAGCTTGTTCTATTCCTTGTTCTACTAATTTTGTATCTCTATGTTTAATATATGCCATTTCACCAATATTTTTAAATAATACATTATGTAGTGCAATACCGTGTCTTATGCAATATAATGTTTTTGTCATATATTTATATGATATTATATGCTTTAAATAAGAATATTATTATTGAAATTACAAATTGTTATTATATTCTCCTCATTTACTCTCTTCCACACCACCAGCGGCACCAGCGGCACCAGCGGCACCAGCGGCACCAGCCGCACCAGCCTCGGGCTGCTGGACCTGACCTTCAACCGCCACGTCGAAAACTCGAAGTCGCCCAGCATCCTCGGTGCCGGGGGGGCCGACGGTGAGGGTGATGGG